ATCTAATATTTCTTCTACAACCTGTCGTCTATGTCTGGCTCTTAATCTCATAAATGGTACAAAACTAGAACTACCTAATATAACGACCTGTGTAAATGATCTGAAGTTTAGTCTAAGTATATTATCTTCTAAATGTTTTTGATAATCTTTTGAGGCAGCGTCTTGATTTAGCATTTTATCATTACACCATATCTCAAATACATTAGGTTTAATACCTCTTATAATCTTATAATTATTTGCACCTATAACAAACTCAATTTCTACTAAACAATCTTTTTCATTTATTGTATTTACAATCTGATCTTTCTTGATATCTCTGAATGGTCTATTGAATAACCCAAAACACAATGCATCTAACATTGTAGATTTACCAGAACCATTATCACCTATAACTAAGGTTGTCCCACCTGTGTTTAGTGGTACTTCTATGAATTGTTGACCTGTGCTTAAAAAGTTTTTATATCTTACTATTTTAAATTCAATCAAACTTATTTACCTCATTACCAAAATTATCCCACCCTTGTCTTGTTTTTCTTGCAAACATTTCTAGATAAGGTCCTTCTAACATCTTTTCTATTCTATCATAAACCTCATCTGGTTTTCTACTATGTTCTCTCCTTTGTGATACGACTAATTGTTTTACTGACATATCTAGTCTCTTAGGTTTACCTCTTGTACCTAATAAACACATTTCAGGATTTGATCTAGTCCAGTATCCCATACCTGTAAAATATCCTTCACTCTTATTTGTTTTCACCCAGGTGAACCCAACCGTTTTATAATTGAAGCCCCAAGATTCCATAACCTTAAAGGCATCCAGTAAATACGGATCAGTAACCCACATAAGTAAAACAGAGTTATCATCAGCAATTCTATTAACATCAATGTTGCAAATATCATCAACTGACATACAATTATAATGCTTCGTAGCACTTCGTGCTTCACCCTTTTTAGAAAATGATTTGAAGTACCATGGTGGGTCTGCATATATTACCTTATACTTCCGATTTAAAGTTTCTATCACTATCACTAGCCTCTACATAAGATTCTCTTATAATGGTTTTTAATCTATCTTTATCTAAGTCTATTGGTAAAGCGTCAACATAATTATCAACCAATGTAATTGTATCTTCACTTCTTTCAACGATATCATCTGATACATTACCTGCGTCTAGATCACTATAATCCTCTATGATTTTTAATTCGTGCATATTGACTTTATAGAACCTGTCAAGTAATCTATCTAACATCTCTGGATTAGTTTTATTAACAACAATAATCTTTAAGTGTTTTTCTATGTGAGGTGTAATATCATAATCATCATAGTTGGTTTCTCTATCATTATAAAATAACTTATCGTGTATAGTTAGAGGATTTCTTATAGCAGTTAGTTCTCTAGTGTCTGTATCCCATATATGAAAATGTTTAGGATCATTATAATCTGACCAAGTTAATTCATACTGACTACCTAAATAAAATATCTGACCATCATCTGATTTCTTATGAAAGTGACCTGACATAACTTTTTCAAATTTAGAAAATAAAGACTTATCGTGGCCGTGTGATTCAACCATACCGGCGTGCATTTCAAAACCATTTATATCTAAATGACCAAAGGCAATCTCTGCCTGTGTAGAGTTGACTAGATCAAAGGTTTCTTTTTCATTCTCAGGATTAATCCAAGGTATAAACAATGCTTTCATACCATCAAACTCTACCTCAGTTGCCTTTGTATATATCCAAGGTTCGTGTTTACCATCTGGTGTAGTACATAATTCTTCAGGACCATTCACTCTATTTGTACTACGATAATAAGTATCGTGATTACCTAGAATAATATGTGTATCAATCTTTTCTTCCCACAATCTCATCATAAACTTATGTCTAAAGTTATGGGCTGTCTTAAAATTAATAAACTTTCTTCTATCTAAGATATCGCCTAGGTGTATTAGTGTTGTGATATTATGTTCTTTAAGATATGGAAAGAATATATCTTCCATAAACTTGTGAATGTAGTTGTCAAAGATTTCACTATCACCTCGGGCACCGAAGTGTGAATCATTAAGTAGTGCTATTTTCATAAACTAGTGTGTACTGCATAAACAAAGAATAACCAAGTAGCAACCAAAACAAAATATATCGTTGTTTTTGGTTTCATTACATAAACTTTTCTAAGTTTTTCTGTTTTGCTTTCTTCTTTTGTTTCTTAGTTTTAGGCTCTTCGATTATATTGCCTTGGTGAGACTTTAAAAATTCTACCATTTGATTTTTATACTGACCATCATCACCTTCTAGTTGTGTTAAAAAGGATTCTGTATCTGCATTTTCTATAATCTTTTGTTTTACTAAAACTTGTTTCTTTTCTTTTTGTATTCTTCTTATGAAAGCATAATATATTATTTGAGTAAAATATGCAAATGGATTATCTGACTTTTCAGGATTAAAATTATCCATATATTGTAAACAGTTTTCTATACCATCTGATATCATATCATCTCTAAATGTATAGTTAATAAAATTAGGTCTGTATGCTAAATGGTTTGCAATCTTCAAAAAACATTCACCTATATAATTTGTAACCATAGGTCTCTTTCTACCTGAGTCTTTTGCTCTTATAACTCTGGCACGAAACTTGGTCATCTCAGCAAGAAACTTTTTATTATCTACATAATGCTGAGTTTGTTTTTTCTTTCTCATAGTTTAACTCCTAATACTACTAATATGCCTAACAACAACATAATAATAATTAATAGTTCAAGTGCCATAAAGGTATGGTACCAAATCCACCTAGTCTTGTATGCATTATCTATGTTTATTTCACCTGGATCAGGTTCTTCATAACCAGTAATATCTGTTTTTGGATTTTGTTTCCAAAGTATGTCTATCATTCGTTTCAACATATCATTATTATAACATGGATAGTCCTAAAGGTCAAGCCATAATTTCAACACCAGGCCCTGATAATCCTAAATCTAGTATAAGTTGATCCTCTTCTAAAGGTCTAGGTTCCCAAAATTCACGACAAAAAGAATACCATCCAGTCATAATATATTTGTGTTCTGTATTTGAGATCATACCCCTATGTGTATGTGTCCAATCAGTAGGCCAGATAAGCGTTTTTCCTTCTTCAGCCTTATGTATTATATCGTGATGTTTAAATTCAGTCCCACCACCATCATTTACAGTATTTAAGAATGTCATAAAAACTAGATGTCTTGTATTGTTTGGTGCTTCAGGACCTGATCTTTCACAATGATTCTTTAAAAATCCTTGACCCGGCTCATAGTGTTGTATATTAATACTTTCTTCTAATTGAAATGAGTGTTCGCCTGCTTCTGGATATTTTTCTAAATACTCATCAACACATGGATTTAACTCTTTTAAATATTTTACTAAAATATCTCTATAAGGAACTGCTCTACTAGGTATTTGTAAATATATTAGATTGGTGCCAAGTCCCATATCAGTAGAACTTTTTACTTCAGGTTTAACACCGTGATTTATTTTGTTGCCTACCTTACCAGTAGTTTTTGAATAAAAATCAAATCCAGGAGGGTCGTAAAAAGGTTGACTATTATAAAAGTCTATGATCTCTTTACAGAGATTTTTTGAAATTTGAAATTCGCCTATAAAACTAGGACTAGTGCTTGACATAATATGGTTTCGTTGTTATAATACCCTTGTGGGTTGCTTCAATTAATGTATAGTCTTTTTGCTAGGAAAGAATGTATTGTAATCTTCCTCTGATAATTCTTCTTTCATTATATCGTCAGCCTCTGTGGCCATTTCAGAAATAATATCTGCAGCTCTCTTAACATCTTCTTCAGTCAATGGTTGTCTCTTTATCTTCGCTCTTTGTTTTATCTTTTCATTTATAATTTTATAGTAGGCCTTCATATCATCTGCCACATTTGATATTGTCATAATTCTCTCTTTTGGTATAGAGAAAACTGAATCATTGGCAAATTGCATCCAAGGTCTTAATGAAGTGAAATCTTCCACCATACCTACACCAATAGCTTTACTGTTCATCAGTATTTCTAGTGGCTCGGCTATTCTTAGAAATTGAGATTGCTCGTCAGTTAGATTTATGTTTCCAATTATCTCAGAACCATCCGACAACTTTACTATTCTTAAACTAGACTCTTTTGTCATACTATAATATTTATATTGGTAGCGATCTGTGCTTTAGTATTTGTTTGATATACACAACGGTGTGGTATTTTACCATCTGCAATAACCAGTCTATTAGGTATTTTCTCAATGTTTCCTTGACCTTCAAACCAAGTAGTACCATTAGAACCATTTATATAATAAATTAAAGTAATATAATCACAATCTAATTGATGATCTATATGTGTGCCAGCCTCATTATTTGTTTCGTGCCACCAAGTATATAAATTAGTTCTAATATTTAAAATATGTTTTATAGGAAACTTATCTAAAATAGGTTTACACATTATATCCCAATAAGGTTGTTTAGTATTAGGCACCTGAGATGGACTTATGAATTTAGGATCAAAGTTATTTAGAGAAAGTGATTCATCACCGTGAAACCAATATTGAAATAGTACAGACTTAAATTGATTCGCCCAATAACTATCATCTTGTCCAGGTATTTCAGTATTTTTTGTTCCGTAGGTCCACTTAAAGTTAGTACTAAATACAAGGTCGTGTTGTGCTTGCCATTGTTCTTTAGTTAGAAAATTATCTATAACTTCAAATCTCATTTTCTCGCCAAGTCTTTCTCATCATTTTATAAACAGGATCATTAGCAACAAAATCTCTATACTGTTTAAATATCTTAGCAGAGTGTGCCTTCTCGCTAACTAATGCGTCAG